TTGACTTCTCAGGTATTTCAATTGCACCTGTTGCAATGGGTTTAACAAATGCTGATGAAAATCTAATACGCCATATGATATTAAATAGTATTCGTATGTATCGTCAAAAGTTTAAAGACAAATATGGTGAAATAGTTATTGTGTGTGATGCCGGCGGAAACTGGCGCAAAGATGTATATCCTGAATATAAAGGTAAGCGCAAAGAATCTCGTGAAAAATCTAAAATTGATTGGGAAGAAGCTTTTCGTTGTATTAATTTAGTTCGTGAAGAATTAAAAGAACATTTTCCATATAAAGTTATTCATCAATGGGGATGTGAAGCTGATGATTCTATTGCTGAAATAGTAAAATGGACTCAAGAGTTTGGTAATCATGAAGAGGTAATGATTGTATCTGCTGATAAAGATTTTCGTCAACTACAAAAATATGGTAATGTTCGTCAATGGTCAACAGCAACTAAGAAATTTGTAGATGAACCTAATCCTAGATTATATCTTGAAGAACACATTCTTACTGGATGTGGCACTGATGGTGTACCAAATGTATTATCAGACGATAAATGCTTTGTTGAAGGCCGTAGACAAACACCATTATCTGCTAAGAAAAAAGCAATACTACTCGAAGATCCAAAAGCTTTAGGTGATGAAATTTATCGTAATTATTTACGCAATAAAAAACTAATAGATTTAACGGAAAAATCAGAATGTCCTCAAAATATTAAAGAAGAAATTATAAATACATATGAAGCACAGGATCAGTGGGCAAATAAAAGTAAAGTGTTCCCATATCTTGTAGCTAAGCGTTGTAGAATGTTAGTTGAAAGTGTACAGGAGATTATATAATAATGATAAGTGATATAATTAATGATACAAGAAAAGCTCGATCTAAAAAAGAAAAGATTGAGATATTGAAAAAGAATGAATGCTGGGCATTAAAAGATATTTTAAGAGGAACATACGACACTAGTGTTCAATTTAATATCCCAACTGGCCCTCCTCCACCATTTCAAGCAAATGAAGGTTACAATGCACCATCTAATCTTTATAAAAGACATAAAGATTTTATTTCATTTGTTAAAGGTGGACCTGGTGACTCTATGCAAAAAGTAAAAAGAGAAAAAGCTTTTATTATTTTGTTAGAGTCAGTTGAGCCACCTGAAGCAGAATTAATTATTAATATGATTAATAAAAACCCAATAAAAGGAGTCACCAAAGCAGTAGCAAAAGAAGCCTTTCCAAATTTGATACAGAAATAAATATATAATGATTGGAAAATATACTTATAATTAGATTTATAGACAGGCCTTCTTCGGAAGAGTCTGTCTTTTTTTAGGAGAACTAAAATGGTTTTACATAACAATCAAATAGCGAAATTACAAAAAGATTCTACTGAGCTCAAAGCTTATGTAGAGGAAATAAAACAAAAGGGTAACCATTCTTTAGCTAAGAAACTAGAATCAAAAAAAGTATATTTAGATCAGAAGATATATGAATTAGAGGATATGGTAGCATAATTCCTTACAAGAAATAGTATAGAAAAGGAACAATTAGTTTTGTTCCTTTTTTTATTTGTATAAATATAGTAAAATGGTTTAGCAAATTATCGAATGGGGTAGACATGAAAACTTTTAAACAGATGAACGAAGATATTCAACATCAGAAGCAGCTTAATGAAAAGGGCTTTTTTAGGAAAATTAGGCGGGCAAAAGATGCTGCAATAGCGTCATTTAAAAGTGACCCTGAAAAGCATGCAGAAAGAATGAAGAATATAAGTAATAGAGCCAAGGCCCAAGATGCTGAGCATGAAAAAGCAAAAGCTGCTTTGAGTGATAAAAGTAAAAGTAACGCCAAAAAATTAGGAAACTTAAAAGGGTTAAGCAAAGGTTATAATATTACCAAAAAAGGTAATGCTGATAATCCAAACTCAATGCGACCTCCGGGTAAAGACGGATCATTCTGGGATTCTACTGTAGAACATAATCCCGGTAATAAAGGCTCAATGGCGCCCCATCCTAAAGGAGATTGGGTAGATGCTGCTGGAAATACCGGAAAGCATACTCGTATAGCGATGACTCATAGTAGTACCTTATCTGCGAGTCGAATCTCTGCTACAGAAAATAGACTAAACGACCCGGCAGACAAAGAGCGCAGGAAATACCACGGTCCTAGTGATGCTGAAGAACGTGTGACTACTATTAAAAAGCATACGGCGGCGCTTAAAAGACACGCCCCAGAAGCAAAAGAGAGAATAGCTCATGCTGAACATACTTTAAAACTCCATCATGATGCTCACGATGCTGCAGGTGCTCATCTGAAAACTCATAAAACAAAAGAGTTTACAACTTCAAATTATAACCATTATCACGACCATCATTACGGTAATGGAGAGGAAGATCATCATTATGATGAAATGGAAAGGCATAAAAAAGCTGAACAAAAGAATCCTTCTGAAACACATATAGATAATGCAAGATTAGGATATGATCATAAACATGAAGATCATCCACATTATGAAGAAGTAAGAGATGGCGAATATGCCGGTCCTACACATGCTGCTACTTTTCATAAATTAGCTAAAACTGCTACCGCAGCTCATCATGCTTATAATAAAATGGTTGATAGCCAGAAAAAACATGAAGACAGCCTTCCGAAAGGTACAAAAAGTAAAACTAAACTTAATAAGAAAGCTGCTTACAATAAAGTTGATGCCGAGGCCCGTAAAGCGTATTATAAAAAAGCAATATCAAGCATAAATCCAGAACATAACGAAATAGTTAAAGATTTAAAGCATAAAGATAAAGATAATAGACAAGGTATTTTGAATATTTAAATAGGGTGATTTAAATGGGAAGCTATTCCAGAAAAAGATACGCAACTGAATCGGCTAGCTTTCCAAAAAGCGTAAATTCAGCACCAGGCTCGTATTCATATGCAACTTTTGCTGATTTACCAGCTTCTGGTTCTACACCAGGAAATACAGCTTTTGTTGTAGCAACAAATAAATTATATATTTGGAGCGGTGTTGGATGGTACTTAATCGCTACAGTTACAAATGCATCTCCAACTGCTATCACTGGAGTTAGTGATACATATGCACTTGCAATAGATGGTACAGCCACAACTATTACTGCGGTTTCTACTGATCCTGAAGGATTTGCTTTAACTTGGTCCTATGCGGTATCATCTGGATCATTGGGTTCTACAGCAACAGTATCTCAAGCGGACAATGTATTTACAATTACACCTTCAACAGATACCGCAAATGAAGGAACTTTTAGTTTAACATTTAGTGTGACTGATGGTCTAAACGGAGTCGTAAGTGCAGTAAGTGCGTTTACATTATTATTTTCTGTTACTAATTCAAGATACACTGCGTTATCAGTTAAAGCGACTGCAGCTGGTTCTAATCAAACATTTGACGATGCATCTGTTTCAAATAATACGATTACTGTTGCTGGTAACTCAACAGCATCAACATTTAGTCCACATCGTCATGGCGGATATTCTGCATATTTTGATGGAAGTGGTGATTATTTAACATTTCCACATAGTACATCAACCGCAGAATGGTGGAATGACGATTTCACAATAGAGGCTTGGATTTATTACACAAGTTTCACAGAAAGTAGTGAGGGACACCCACATGTACTAAAACATGGTGTTGTAGGTAGTACGAGCGATTATTGGTCATTTGGTGCAATATCAAACGGTACTTTAAAATTTTACTATTGGAATGGTAGTGAAATAGAAACTTGTGTTTCTACATCAACATTATCACTTAATACTTGGCATCATATTGCAATGTGTCATGATGATTCTGATAATGAAATAAATTTATATTTAGACGGGGTGAATGTAAAAACACATACAGTATCAGGAACCCCTCAAAGTTCAGCATCTTCAACTATGATAATAGGTAATAACACTTCATCTTATTTTACAGGTTATATGAGTAATCTTAGAGTAATAAAAGGAACTGAGGTTTATACCAGTAACTTCACCCCGCCAACTGCACCACTGACTGCAATTACAAACACAAAATTCTTACTTGGCAATTTACCTTATTTTAAAGATCAATCTGCATTAAATCATGCAATCACTCCTAATGGTGATGTATTTTTAAAACCAATATCTGT